ACCTTCATTAAGAAGGCGACGATAAAAACCAAAGCAACGATTAGCTTTAGCTTGTGAAACTTTACCGGAAGCAGTGACAGAGGAATATGCGTTAATAAGTGCAGAATAAACTTTAGAATCGTCATAAACGTTCATATCACTACCCTCGAATGTTTTAAACAGTTCAGAAAATGATTTTTTCCAAAGGTCAGAAATTACACAGCCAGAATCAGAAACGTATGATTTTTGATAATTTACAGCATCTACAAATTTTTCTGGAAAACCAAAAGACTTTAAAAAACGAGTTTTAAGCCTGGCCTCAAAACGAACTAAACCAGAGGCAAAATCATGAAGGTCGGGATTAGACATTACCTTCAAACGATTCTGACGAGCTAAGCCAAGTTTAGCAGACGGCGTATCTCTTAACTTTTTAAGATCGTTCATCAGTTCAGCAAATTTCAAATATGCAACAAGAGTACGGTGACGACTGTTTTCATTCCACATTACAGTCGTATCCCAATCCTGAGCACGAGTCTTTTTAGTCTGACCATTTGAAATGTTGCGGAGGAAAGAAATAACCTGCTTTGCAATGTGATCATTCTCCACACGGGCAGAATAAGTCACGTCAAGACGTGTAATAGTTGTTGAAGGTACGTCCACTAAATCAAAAAGAGCAGGCAGGGAAACGGCAAGAGAGCCTAAAAGCTCAGTTCCGCAAAGTTCAAGGTCTACAGGGCCAAATACGTTATGACCCTGCAAAACCTTAGCTGGAGAAGCCTTAATCTCTACGCAGGGGTAGAAATTCTTACCACCTTCAAACACTTTTAGAGCTATGCCTGAATAGTGGGTAGGTAGCGACTCATAAGCATGTTTAAGGCCGGATACAGTCAAATCACCATCAATCGCGTATTCGACGGTATATGCAGACAAAGCAATGCCAGAAAGACGAGCAATATCAGCGAGATCGATGTGAGCAATCAAATCATTACCCTCCAATCGTTTCGTAACAAACTCATCTTTAAATGGTATTCTTAATGCCAACATGTCAATCATACGGACACTCAAACATTCAAACATTCAATGCGAACCAAGATACATAACATGTTATCGGCAGGCAAGCGGAAAATATTAGAGGGTGTAAAAAAATGTCAGAAAGTGCAAAGCGATCGTCTGTAACCATTAACAAATCTGTAGCAGATGAGGTCAGAAAAGCAGCAGTTGAGGCGACAACTAGGGCAGGTGTGATTATAAAACAAACAGATTTGATAAATTACCTTATAAAACATCATCTTAATGACGCAATAGAGGGAACTGTAAGAGAGGCGAGGGGGTAAGCACGTTGCAAAATGCAACAAGAGTCCACTATTAAACATAGTGGATCGCCTGCGGCGAGGCTGAAGGCAAAATCAAAACCGGCTTAACAGGGCGATGGCCCACTACGTGATCCATCACCCATAACAAGGATGTAAAAGGGTGGAGTCATCAAGCACTAAATCGGAACCCCAAAGGGGCCCCCACGATTTAGAACTTGACGATTTGACAATGGTAAACGTGGCGGGAAGAAGGGCGGTAGTTCGTGACCGCCCTCCTCGTTCCTCCGGGGGGCTGTCACGAACTACCGCTTAACCTTCTTCGCTTGCAGTACAATGACAATATCTGTCTTACTCTTCTCGTTACCCTCAGTTTTAAACCAAGGAAGGAAAGATAAACCAGTACCTTGATTATTATCTTTATTATCAGCAAGGCCACCAATCATAATAATATCGCCATCGCTAACAGAAACTGATGTTTGGATATTTCTTTTAATTAATGTTGGGGAGTTATTAACTCCGGTTTCAGTTTTGGCGAAATTAGATAGCTCCTGGCTAATAGTTAAATCAATTGAATTTTGTCTAACTTCTGGATAAACGTTAAAAATAACTCCACTTGAACGATACTCAACTGACTGCACAGCAGAATCACCCTGATAGCTTACCTGACCAAGTACAGGCACATCTGATCCAACAGCAAAACTAGCCTGGCTACCAGAACGCGCACGCAAAGCAGGGGAACTAACAACAGTAAACCTGCTATCAGTGTTAAACAGCTCATACAACGCACTGAGAGAGCCGCTACTGAACTTTATGAAGTTATCCGACCCAGAACCAAGGGGATTACCAATTTGAATGCTCAGCTTCTGATTTAGTAGGTTGGCAGCAATGGCAAGCCCAGAGCCATTACGCTGAGTCGTCTGTACCTCATAGACATAGCCACCAACATACACTTCGTCAGTAGGCGTATCGACAGATGGTATAACCGCCTCAAGACGAGCAATTGAGGCGCGAGGCCCATAGTAAACGAATACATCACCAGAAGATGCAACGTTAAGACTACCCATAGATTTAGAGGTTATTGATACACCATTAACATTATTGTCAGCAGCTCCGAAAGAGCCGTCAGGTACTACAGTTTTTAGTACACCATTCAAATAACTTACCGACCTATATTTCGGTTTATAAGTAAATGTATATGAAGGTATCTTTAATTCCTGCTCTTTAATCTTATAAATATAATCAACGCCATTTTTAGAAGAAACACCAACGCCCATGTTATTTAAATACCTAACATAAAACTGTTTTTCATCTAAATCAGGAGTTATATGAAAAGAAACTAGACGTGAATCTTCAATAATCTCAGGTGCAATCATGAAAGGCTTATTAAAGACTTTCGTATAAATAAAAGATACAGACTTTGGAATAGTGACTCCATCAAGAGAAAAATCAACGCCTTTAGCCGTTACAATAAAGGGGATTAAAGTTAATAAAGCAATAAAGGATTTCATATTATACACCACTGTAATAAGTAACTTTTTCATTATCAACAATCCCATACATTGTTAAGTCATTTCCAAAGAAAAGATCTCTATCTAATAAACGAATAACACCATCTTTCGAAGCAATAATAATAAACTTACCTTTAGAATTATTTAATTCGCCTGTTATTCTCCAATAAGATGAGAGTTTATAGGTAGGCTCCTTTATCACAGTATTAATTTCTGTAATTTTAGGAGGTTCAGAATTTACGTGATTCTCATTATTAACAATTTCAGGCTTATCAGATTTTGGGTGCAAAAATGAGTAGACCTGATAAATAGCACCAAAAATAAATAATAAGCACAAAATCATTTTTACCCAGAGAGATTTTTTTGCAAAAATATTAGTTCTATTATCTACAACATTCTCAACAGCACCATTAACGAAATGTGACTTATATAAGGCATAAATTTTTGAATCATACTTCTTCTGATAAGAAGTTATTTTATTGACAGGTTTTAAATCAGAAGAGCTATAAATATCGACCCTAAATCTATTATTTTTACCAACAGCAATAAGTTTGTGCATTGAGAAAACAGACTCAATACGATGACGGATAAACAAAGCAATAGACTTAACTGATTGCGTTATTAATACAACATCACATGTAGATTTAGTTTCTGGGTCAGCAAAGTGACGATGCTCCGCGAAGAACTCCTTAGCCTTATCTGATAGTTTACTATCCTTTTCCCAAAATTTATGAATTTCATCAAGACAAATAAGGCTTCCTGGCTTACAAATTGGGTCGTCTATGCCATTGTTGGGAAAGAAGTTATCCTTTAATACATCAGAATCAGATACTATTTCAATAGTTCCTAATTTTGAAGAGTCGATTTTTTTATCAGCTTCACAATAATCAATAAATGCCTGCAAATTAATGCCGGATATATTAGTTATTATTTTACGACCCTGAATAAAGGCAGGAAGTATAACACTCCCTACAACCTCATAGGACTTACCGGAACCCGGTATTCCAACATAAGCATGAATAGACATATCAACCCACCAAAGGTATTCTGCGAATAATAAAACGTGTAAACATTGCTGAAAATGCTATTTTTAAGCCATATGGCAACAGAAACAAGTTACTAAAAAAAATCATAGAATCAGGAAGCATATTATATAAATCAACAATATCAGTATTTTGTGGTAATAAATAAGTTATATAACCAAATAACTCTGATACAACATAATAACATGCTCCCATTACCAAAAACTTTACAACAACACCACGGAGCACAAAACCTAAAACAGTATTCAATGCAGAGAGAACAATGCCAAACATATATTAATCCTTATGCTGAAAGAATCATTCTAAGCGCAACAATAGACCAGCAAATAGAAGCTATTAACTGAATAATGGTTTTATATTTCTCAATTAAGTCACAATGAACATCAGCAGTAAAAGTTTTGCCATTCCAATCAAAAGAATAAGTTGGGCAAACAGCTGATTTAACCGGTAATTCAAGGTTAGTTAAAAAAGGCATTGAGTTTTCAATAGGCGCAATTATCTGCTTGGCCGTATAAGTTGGTTCTAACGTAGGGGAGGCAACGCCGGGATCTTTACCAATAATAGTAGAGTCACCACCTGAACCGGTGCTTGGGTCAGGTTCCGTAGCAGTATCAGTGCCGAACGCGGGATCGGGCACAACCAAATCACCAACCTTAGGTTTAGTTGCTGTTGATGCAGCTGCGTCAGCAGAAGTTGCAGCATAAGCAGAGGAATAAGGCACACCACCATAACCAGGCTCATTGGATGCCTGCTGCCAGACATTATTCGCGATGTCCGCAATAATCTGAGGGTTAAGCTCTTTCTTAAGATCTTCCTCAGTTAAGGTATTAACAGCTTCCTGATAGGGGAGAACTGTAGTTACTGGTTTGCCAGTTGAAACATAATCAGGCTGACAAGAAGCAATAGCCGTACTATCTCTGTTACATGGGAAGCGCGTAACGGTGCTTGACGACCATTCATTCTTGCCCGCAGCATCGAGATAGTAGCGAACGGTACGCAAATCTTCACGAGATGGATTAGCGTTATAGGACTGGATAACAAAATGGTTGCAATACTGATAAGCAGAACAAACGCCATTTGCGATCTCCGTTACAGTAGGGGCATAACGGCTAGCAGAGCCCCAGTAATACCCAGCAAGGCCAACATCATCAGATTGCTCATAGGTTGTAATCTGGATGTTATCCTCATCTTTAAGCAACCACTCTAAAGTTGCTCCAGCAGCGAGAGCAACAACAGCACCACGACCAAACAAAGCTGAACGTAAGCCAGCAGTCAACCAGCTTCTTCCCGTAATGCCTGAGATAGAAACAGTCTTAGCGAAATTGGCTATTTTATTACTCTGAGAAGATACAGAAGATAAAGTAGCTGGATAACGGGAATCAGCAGCACTAAATCCACGTTCAATAAGTTTTTTTTCTACAAGAGTTTTTACAGAATTAGTGACTGTAGCTGATTTATATTGACCGGGTACTACAGCAGCAGAAGCAGATATAGGAAGGAGAGTTAAAGCGATCCAAAACCACGAATGACAGCCCAAGCGCATAACAACCCCCAGAGGAATACAACCAAATCTAATATTTGAGCCATATAAAAATAGGGAGGGTTTAACCTCCCTATACCATATTAAAGTTATTAGGAAGAGCGAACGAGGCTCTTAATGTGTTTAATACCAGCAATGGCAAGAGAAATGCCAATAGCGCCAGCAGCAATAGTCATCAATACAGTAATAACACCTGAGAAATCGATGTTATTAGAAAGGGCGCTGAAATCAATATTGAAACCAGTGCTACCCTCAGCCGCAAAAGCAGAAGAAGATACAGCCAGCGCAGAAATAACAGCGGTATTGAAAAGTTTTTTGAATTTCATGGTATCACCTAAGAGTTACGAACAGCTTTAACAATAGTCCCGAGACAGTATGAAACTAGCCACAATCCCAGAACCGAGGAAAAACCTATACCCCAAACCTGACTAATATGAACATAGTCATAATCAGCGGATAGGTCAGAGACTTTCAAAATTATTTGCTGACATGTATTAGCTGAATCACAAATAGTGCCGCCGATATCCATATTATTTTTCTTTCGGCAAAAGTTTTACGCGATCAACCATAAGACGTCCATAACCATCAACACGGAAGCTGGATAAATCAATAGTGTAATTTCCAGCACGATAAGGCAATTGGCCATCAGGAATGTTAATTTTGATTTCGACAGGATAATCACCACCAAGATCAACATAACAACCCTGTTCGTGCATTACATAATCTTTACCAGTTTTAGCGGAAGTGCCAGAACGGGTGTTGAGAACTTCCTGACGTGGTTTAACTTCTACATTCAGCATAATAATCTCCAGAAATAAAATTTGCGCATGCGCAAAACGTTAAGCATAAAGGCGTGATTGTGGCTCTTGATACCACACAGGGAATTGATTGCTAAAATCGACATTAATAATACGCATCAAAGGAATAACATTATTTTCAGCAGTAAGGTTCATTAATTGAGCTTTAGACAACCCCACATCAGTCAAAAGTTGAATATTGCGCCAAAATGTAGTGCGCTCCATCGTTTGACTGACATTATCATAACCTTCATTAAGAAGGCGACGATAAAAACCAAAGCAACGATTAGCTTTAGCTTGTGAAACTTTACCGGAAGCA